AATTTCTCCCCGTCCGGCGGGGCAACGCAGACCCTGATATTGAAAGAGAGGGGATAACATGTGGCTATCTAAAAAGATGAAGCCGGTGGTTCCCACCGCTGATGCCGACCTGGGTACGACCACCATTGCCGGCGGCAGCGTGGGGGTATTGACCCGGGGAGAGGTGCGATCCCTTCCGGTCTATGGGCCGGGCGGATATGTGTGGCTGCCGGATAGCGGCGCGGCGGTATTGGTCATCAAAGGGGGACCCGGCGGCGAAGAACAGTGCGTTGCGGGGGTTCGACAGATCGAGGCACCAAAGCATATGGAGCCGGGAGAAGTCTATCTGTATGGGCCTGATGATACCAGTATCTATCTGCGCAAGGGCGGCACGGTGGAGATACGGGGTAGCGTGTCCATCCAGGGAATGCTGATTGTCAATGGGATTCCCTACAAACCGTGTACCTGCAGCTGAAGAGGTGGTGTAAGGTGGAACTGAAATTACAAAATGGAGACTATGTGCCGGATGGCGTTGGCGGGCTGCGGCGCGTCTGGGGGCAGGAGGCGCTGCTGCAGCGGGTGTTCTACAAGCTGATGGCCCGCCGGGGGCAGTTTCCCTTTTGGGAGGATCTGGGCAGCCGGTTGTGGCAGCTGGGTCAGATACCTCCAGCAGACCGGGAGGCGGCTGCTGCGCAGTATGTGACGGAAGCCCTGGCTGATGAGCCGGAACTGAGTGTCCGGAATGTGACGCTGACCTGGGAGGCTTCCACAGCAGAGATCACGGTGGAGCTGAACTTCCGGGGGGAAACGCTGGCAGTATCGGCGCAGATCCAATGAGAGAAGGTGCGTTGTGAAAACGGTAGAAGAGATTTATCAGCAGATGCTGGAGACATTTTCCCAGCGGGCCGGATTTGTACCGGAGGATTCCTGCGACTTGGCTGTGCGGCTCTATGCAGCTGCGGCACAGATGCAGGCGCTGGGAATTCAGGGGGATTGGGTGCTGGATCAAAGCTTTCCCCAAACCGCCCAGGGGATCTATCTGGATTATCATGCCCAGATGCGGGGGATCACCAGAGCCCAGGGCACGTGCGCTGTGGGTACGCTGCGCTTTCAGACACCGTCGGAGCCGGCGGCGGAGCTGAACATCCCCTCCGGCACTGTGTGTATGACGCCGGAAGAGGTGCGGTTTCAAACCATCGCCGACGGGGTGCTGAAGCCCGGAAACCTCTATGTAGATGTTCCGGCCCAGGCTGTGGAAGCGGGCAGCGGCGGCAATGTGGTGGCGGGGAGCGTATGCGTGCTGACAGCCTGCCCGGTGGGCGTTACGGCCTGCTCCAATCCGGAGGCCTTTTCCGGAGGCAGTGACCCGGAAGAGGACGAAAGCCTTCGGGCAAGGATCCTGGAGAGCTATCAGCGGCTTCCCAATGGCGCCAACGCGGCCTATTACCAGCAGGTGGCCATGAGCCACACGGGGGTGGCTGCCGCCACGGTAATAGGCCGGGCCCGGGGGATTGGAACTGTGGATGTGTATATTGCCACAGAGGCCGGACTTCCCGATGAGGCGCTGCTTCGGGAGGTGCAGCAGGATCTGCAGGAAAAACGGGAGATCGCGGTGGATGTAGAGGTTTTGGCGCCGGAGACCAAAGCGGTGGATATCACGCTGTCTCTGGACGCCGGAGAGGAAGATTTCGAGACGCTTCGCCTGTGGGTGGAGGCGGTGATCCGCTCCTTCTTCAGCGGGCACCTGCTGGGAAAAGGGATTCTTCTTGCCCAGCTGGGCAGCCTTATTTACGGCGTGGAGGGTGTGAAGAATTATCGGTTTTCCGCCCCAACACAGGATCTGGCAGCGTCAGATTCCGTATTGCCGGTATTGGGGGCTTTGACGCTTACAAATATGGAGGCATAACGGAATGGGAACATACTGGAAGTATCTGTGCCGCCTCCTGGAACCGCTGGGTATCTACGATCTATCAGAGGACAGCGTCAATGGAGCGGAGCTGTGGGCGTTGGGATATGGGCTGGATGCTGTCAGCGCGGCATTGGAGTTGGAAGAACGGGAGGCCCTGACGGCCACAGCTCAGGATGAAGGCCTGGACCGCCGGGAGCAGCTCTTTGCCAGACGGCCGGCTGCCGTAACGCCGGAACAGCGCCGTGTTGCCATTGCCGCCCTGCTGCAGATCGACGGGGACAGCCTGACACCCTCCGCCATCAACAGTGCCATCAGCGGCTGCGGGATCCGGGCCAAGGCGTTGGAGCTGGATACGGGACACCTGCGGGTGATTTTCCCGGAGACGGCAGGTGTTCCGGCGGAATTCCCCCAGATCCAGAAGATCATCCTGGACATTCTTCCGTGCCATCTGGAGGTGGAGTTCTATTTCCGCTATCTTACCTGGGATGAGTGTGAAAGGGACGGTATGACCTGGAACTGGGTGGAGACGCACGAACACACCTGGGACAGCTTTGAGGTGGCAATCCCGCCTGAGGAATCGTGAAGATAAAAGAGAAAGAGCTGTGCTGACGATGGTTACAACACGGCTCTTCCTAAGAGTATTAAGATAAATAAAAAGAGCCACACCTTTTGGTGTGGCTCTTTTTTGTGTTAGGACGTCAACAATGGATATCGTTGTCCTTATTTTTGTATTTTACTATACTTTGACACGTTTGCACCAATTTTCGTGATAAGTGACACGGATAATTAAGACTGCACCAATTTTAATATTGATTCCCAATATAATAGAGCTATAAATCAAAAATAGACTTGTTGAAATCTCCCTCTTCGGCTAACGCCCGAACTTTACTCGACAATACAGTTACCAAATCAAGTTTACGTTCCAAAGCAATCGACAGTTCCTGTACGGTCATCAGGATAGTATTCACAGTTCGACCATTTGCGAATGTGGACAACGCCTCATCAGTGAATCCAGCGTAGCTAATAAATAATCCACGTGTAAATCCGGACTTAGAAGATACTTTCTCGTTAAAAATCACCAAGTCACCTTTATCAATTTTCTTATTTGTCCATTTTGCTTCAAGTAAATAAACTTCATTATGCAGAATAAAGCTACCATCAATTTGCTCACCCACAATTTTGAAGCTTCCTCTCGGTTCTAAGTCGTAGGCTTCAAACAACTTTTTCAGATACCGCTCTAAAGCATAGCCTCTTGACTGTGGGGTATCTGAATGGTTTGATATATCGACTAACTCTTTGAGGAACATGTCATAATCTATGACGGATTTATTCTGTTTTGTTGTAGTGGTTTGTCCGGGGCTTTCAGCAACGACTTTCTTTCCAATGAGGCGATTCCCAATTTTTACGCACTCGGCAAAAGTTTCTCGGTCTTCATCAGTGACGAGTCTTCTTGCCTGCATATATCTCATAAATTCTAGTAGCAATTTCCCGACTGTCACGTCATCGTACTCTGCCATAATACTACGCAGGATTTTAGCCTTAGATAAGCCGTGGTATTTAGCGTATACATCTAGTTGTATTTTTTCATAAATAAATTCCTGAAATTCACGGTTAGTAAAGTCCAACACGTAACCGCCGCCCATACCAAATAGCCGCTCGAAGCAATCTCTTTCTATAAAATCTATGCTAGCCATTACGAATACCTCACTTATTTTGCAAAATCATACTTATTATATCATAACATTCTATATAGAGGCTATAAACATCGTGGTATATAGGGCAACATAATTGGTAGGGTTGTTCAATGGATAGAAAGAGGGAGACATGCCGCAAGTGCATGCCTCCCTCTTTACGGTAGTGGGATTATTTTACGTTTTCGAGAAATCGCATGAGCATGGCCGCGATCTCGCTCCGCTTGGCTGTACCGGTGGGGTCGAGGATTTTACCGGGTTTTCCGCTCATAATACCCTCGCTGCACACCCACTGCATTGCAGGAACAGCGTAATTGGAAATAGCGGAAACATCGTTGAAGTCGCTGATGCTGTCCTCGGTCACGCTGACATCATAACCCTTGTACTGGGCATACCGCCACAGGATCGCCGCCATCTGCTCACGAGTGATGGAATCGTCCGGACCGAACTTGCCGTCGCCGTAGCCGCCCATGATGCCGTTAGCAGCCGCCCACTTAACAGCAGGAGCGTAATACATGGTATCCGGGACGTCGTTCAACTCGCCGTCATAAACGGCCTCCGGTGCGCCGTCCTGCCTCCAAAGGATAGTGACAAGCATACCGCGCGTGGTAGCAATGTCGGGACCAAAGAGGTCCGCACCGATTCCGTTCATCAGGCCGCGCTCATACACGAACATTGCTGCGTCATAGAACCAGCTATCCGTGGTGACGTCGGTGAAGGGATTGACGATACTCCACCCGGCATAGATGGTCGTGTTCTTCCGCATGTCCAACGTAGTGATCTTTTCGGTCAGCTCTGGATCAGCAAACCAACCACTGAAAGTGTACCCTTCGCGGGTGGGAACATAGTCGGCCAGATCAATGACAGTGCCGTTGGTTTTCTTGATCGAAGGAATGCTCGTGCCGCCGTTGGTGTTGAAGGTCAGAGTGGAGGAGGAACCAGAGGAACTGCCGCCGCTGGAACTTCCATCATCAGTGCCAATGTAAGTCCACTGTGCGTAGATCGTGGTGTCTTCAGTAAACACGAAAGCTGTGGTGACCTGCTCTCCGCCGCTTCTTGCGGTGTACCAACCGTTAAACCGGTATCCGCCGCGACTGGCGGTGGGCAGACTATCCAGCGTGCCATCTACGCCTGTTACCGCGCTCGCCGCGCTTCCAGAACCGCCATTGGCATCGAACGTGATTGTATAAGCGCCATACGGCGTTTCGTATGTTCCGTTCTCATCCATGTCCAGGAGGATCACCGGGTCCGAGATATTGGCGCTTGTAGCATTTGCGACAAGCGCAGATTTCTGTCGGGTGTCAAGCGTCAAAAGATACGAACCTTCTTTGTCCGTTGCAAGGATCTCAATATCATGCAAATCGCCTTCCAGCAGAATACCCTCATTTGTTTCCTTTAAAGTAATGCTTGCCGCTCTATTTCCCGAAACGGTAGTTTTATACCAAGGCACGGTCTGGTATTCTTCATTGCGCACATAAGATAAACTGTAATCGCCTTCAACTCCAGTCAAGGTCACCGCGCCATCGGCAAAGAAATCTATCTGCTCCGCATCGCCGCAATTTGTGGACAATGAGAAGTCTCCATAATTGAGCAAATAATAAGTCTCTCCATCCGGCACGACTGAGTAATTTCCGGTTACAGATGGCAGGAGGAGCGTCATTGGTATTGCCGTGCCATCCGTTTCTTCACAGCAGTCAAAATAGGTAATAAACCCATTTTCCCGGTCATCCGTTGACGCATCTATGTTGATTGCCTGCCCATCATATATAAGCGTATATTGATTTGATTCATTGCAAGACACCAAGTATGCAGTGGGATATAGTGTTTCGTCCGCGGCAAGGCCGGGAGTAAAATAATCCAACACTGCGACATTACTTGTGGCACGCCTAAGTTTATTGTATTTTGTATACTTTTGCATTTGCCACTGTTCCGTATCAATGTCGTAGTACATATAGGTGGTTTCATTTGGATAGTTGCAGTCATACAAAAGGATTCTGGAATCATATGTGGATGCACCGATCCCTAAGAAACCGCCTATAGAATAATTTCCGTGTTCGACGCCATAAGCAACAACCGCATGGCCGTCGCTTTCACCTGTAACAGAAAGCAAAAATGGTGATCCTCCGACCGACACCTGCGAAGCCATATTTTCAATAATCTGAAGCTGCTCCTTCGTGCTTTTTCCCATAAAGTCATTTACAGCCTTAGTCATCGCGGATGTCTTTTGCTGTACCTGATAAAAGGTGATGAATGATTCTACCCAGTCATCGTTGGGCGCCGGGATGGAATAGAGGGAGGTTGCTCCAGCATGAACACTGCTCGGCTGATAGCGGCCCATTTTTGCCAATACAACGGTTGCCGACATTCCGTAGCATGAACCAATCGATGCTTTGGGAGTATGACCATCCTCTAAAAACAGAAATGAGTTGACCGTTTCCATGTCTGTATTGGAAAGGCCGTTAACAAGTTTTTTATAATCGATGTTGACGATGTAATATGGATTGTCCGAATAGTTTCTAAAACTCCATTGGTCGACACCAAAGACGATGGAGTTATCCGTTGTCAGGATTAGTTCAAACGGGATACTATTGTCTACAGCATACTGATGCGCCACGGAATCTTCATAGCAGCGAATAGTCAAATCGTTGCAACCCGAAAATGCATCCGTGCCGATGTTCGTAATATTGCTTCCTAAAGTGATTTTTCCGCTGAGCGCCGTGTTCTGGAAAGCCGAGTCGCCGATGTTTGTCAAAGAATTGGGGAAGTCCACCGAATTCAGCTTTGTACAATCCTTGAATACCTTAGCGCCATAAGAGAAAGCATCCCCGGCATACGCGATTTTTACGGTAGTCAAAGAATCGCATCCCTCAAAAGCGCTGGAGTCAATTCCAGAAACAAAGGAGCAATTCAATGTCTTAAGATTGCTGTATCCCTTGAAAGCGTTGGTGGTTACCCGGAGATCCACCGCAAGATTTCCTTGAATATCAATGGATTCAATAGCGGTTTTGGGGATGTTGTACGGCTCACTCTCCCACGGGAACCCCGCACCAGCGCCGTTGAAGATGTAAAGGTCGCTTTCCTCGCCGGAGCCAATAGCTTCGATTTTGAGGGCTCCATCGGAAATGATCCCGCTATCATTGTCGATCGTATAGGAAACACTCCAGTTGATCGACCAGTCCTCGCCAGAACGGAGAACGCCGCTGGCAACTGCCTTTTCTTCAGAATAATGTACCGTCGGACTTATATTTGCCTCAGCAAGAGCGGAGTGACCGCCACTGGCAATCCACTGAGCCTCCGTACCTCCAAAATAAACATCTTCTAAGGCTTTACATAATGCAAAGGTTTTTATACCGTATACGTCTGTCGGCTCAAAAACGACTTCGGCATTGGGAACTGTAAGCGAACTCAAGTGATCACACCAGTGGAATGCGCCATAGCCGATGTGCTCGACACTGCCTGGCAGCTCCAAATTGGTTAGGCTGCTGCACATCTGGAATGCGCTGCGTCCGATTTTTGTGATGCTGTCAGCAAATGTGATACTGGAAAGATTTTCACAGCCACTAAACATTCCGTTACCAACAGTAGTGACCCCATCACAGAATGTGACATGCTTCAAATTCTCACAGGTGCCAAAAACAGATGTACCAAAATCCTGTACACTGCCTGGGATCGTAATATCTTCAAAACTGTGGCAGTTTGCAAATGCTTCTCTCCCGATTTCTATAACACCATACGGTATGGTAATATCGGGAAGCGCATAGCAGCCTAAAAATGCGTAATCGCCAATGCTAGTTACATTATCAGGGATTACGATTTGTTTCAGACTTAAGCACTCACAAAAAAGATTATTTGGGATAGTCGTAATGCCTTTGGGCAACTCAACACTTTCCAGATTTGAACAACCATAAAATGCTCCCTGGCCTATGCTTGTGACACCTTCCGGAATCTTCACGCTTACGATTGACGTACAGGATTTAAACGCCTCCTCACCAATGCTTGATACCACAGTGCCATTGTGGGTCGCAGGGATAACGATATGCTGTCCAGAGACACTGCCAATGCCGCTGACCTCATAGGTCCCATCATCCAGCGGGGTATACTCGAGACCCGCTGTTCCGGAAGCCTCAAAATGGAGGGTTGCAGCGAACAGTTGCTCATTATCTCTGTTGATATTTACTAATTTCCACTGCGCCTCAGATCCCGTATAGTAGATATCTGTCAGCTCGGTACAACCGTCGAACACTGCGGCTCCTATTTCGGTAACGCTGGCAGGTATTATTATATTTTTTAATGCTTGGTTGTCAGACGTAGAGTGGTAAAATGCGTAACCCCCGATGCTTGTTATGCCATCTGGGATTTCAACACTGGCCAAATTGCTGCAGTTGCTAAACGCGCTGTCGGGAATGGCGCTAAGGCCGCTGGGTATTTCAACACTTGTCAAACTATAACAACGGCTAAACGCTCCACTGCCTATACTGGTTACACCGCTTCCGATGTGGAGCTCGCTGAGAGCTTGGCAGAGTTCAAACGCACCCCAGTCGATGCTGTGTACACTGTCTGGAATCTCAACATTTGTCAGATCATAGCATTGGGCAAATGCGTGGTTTCCAATTGTGAGCAATCCGTCAGGCATTTCGACGCGTTCCAAACCAATGCAAGACCTGAATGCATAATTTCCGATATGGGTTACACCAGCGCCGATCACAACGGTCTTTATGTCAGACCAAGAGTCTTCCCAAGGTCTTGTATCAGTAATGCTCCAATCCCACATTGCGCCTGTACCGCTGATATTCAGCGTTCCTTCGCTATCCAATGTCCAGGTCAGATTTTCGCCGCACTGTGCTGAATTGGTCCACTCAGAGAGCAAATAACGATCGGCCTCATTAGGAAGCAGATCATCAGACGCACCGTCATCTACCGGATATCCGAATGCAAAAAGAACTGTTGCAATAATCTCAGAACCGTATGGTGCATTCAAAGAACCGTCTGCATAAATGTTTACGAGGGTACAGCTATGCCCCACATAAGGCTTGAGATCATAGTAGGCTTGCCATGTGCCAGATTCTTCTCTGTCGCCACCGCCTGCACATATTTCCCCAGAATCCCCCATAAAGTAAGCACCGCACGAATCAACATACGCGGGCGTATCGCACGTTATACGGCCATCTTCGCCCGGAAATGTGAACACATACGTTGGTGCACTGCTCTGGCCGAAGGAGAGCGTGCCGCCACAATAAGACAGCGTCTCGGACAGATTAGCCAAAATGCCATACTCGCTGTTTGCATTCTCCAAAGTAAATGTAGCATTTGAGCCGGGGATTCTAATTACAGTCACATTCGTCTCTTCCGCTGCCCATGCCGTACCGCTAAACATGGTAAGTAGCATACAGACTACCAGAAAAACGGATAGCAATCTTTTCTTCATTTTTCATTCCCCCAATAGAAAATAAATTAGTTCGCAAAAATGGTGTCATATTTCGCAAAATCCAAACTACAGGCTTCACATTAGAGCCAAAGTTGACAATTTAAGTCCCTCCAAAAATGAAATACGCACTTCAACGCAACACTTTGAAGATTATGTTACATTAAGCACAACAATTTGCTGGTGTCCTCGGTGGGTTCGGCACTGGTAGTTGTAAAATGTGCCGCAAAGCACTGCGAAATCAGGGGTAAGTAGGTTGAAAAGTCAGTGTCTCCATGGTATAATAGGTAATAATATCTTCAAAAAATTGCACAGGCTCCTTTTATATGATTATGCTCGTAAAGAGAAATCATTGAAAGGAGCCTAAAATATTATGGCGACAACTGAACCTATCCGTAACAAAAAGGAACTCCACGACATGGCGGAATATTTTCGCAGTCGTGGAGAATTTCGTAACTATGCACTGATTGTACTTGGCGTCTATACCGCGCTTCGCATCGGGGATCTCTTGGAGCTCCGCTGGGAGGATGTATATAGCGAAAAGCGGCAGCAGTTCCGCACTCACATCTCGCTTACCGAGCAGAAGACCGGCAAACACAAGGAGATTGCTTTAAACGAACAGGCGATCCATGCCCTCCGTATCTATTTCCCACACCAGAAGGGTAGCTACATTTTCGCCAGCCGCAACAACACAGACCGCCCGATCACCCGTACCCAGGCTTGGCGGATCGTCCGTGATGCCGCCGCTGCCGTAGGCGCGACCGGCCACATCTCCTGCCACAGCCTCCGCAAGACTTGGGGCTATCACGCTTGGAACAGCGGCAAGGTTTCGCCGGTGGTGATTATGGATATCTATAACCACAGCAATTATACGGTGACGAAGCGATATCTCGGTGTGGCGCAGGATGATTTAGACCGGGCGTATCTGGGGGTGGAGCTACTCTAACGTGTCTTGTCTTAGACCTGTGGGAACTCTAATGCGCTATGCAGCGAATTGAGTATTCACCATCTCGGCCCGCACTGAAATTATATATATAGTTATCGTTGTAGCCTAGAGCGTATCTAGCACTATATTCACTAGCCGTAGATGACCACCATGAGACCCCCTGAATTGGAGAAAATACAGTAATATAGTTTGTGCCGGTTAAGGCACTCTGTTGGCTATATGTTGGAAGACTCCATCCATTGGGGCAAATATCGACAGTTGCATCTGCTGAATTATCCATAGCTTCAATTGTGCCTGCAGTTGCAGCAAAATAGTTATAATAACAGCCATGATCATCACAAAAAGCCGATCCTTCCATATAACTCGAATACGAAAGTTCTCCTGGTATTGTATATGCCCAATTACCGATATTCGAATCAGCACCAGTGATAGTTGTCCCAGGGGATATAGCCAAATTATCAATCATAGTACAAACACCATTTATATAACGAACTTTATAAGATTTATTATCCCGGCTATCTATTACGGTCACAGGAGCATTTGTAGCTTGAGACTGGCACTGGCTGCTGGTGAAACTTTGCATGGCCGGAACCCACTGCGCATAGAGGACTACGATTTTGTTGTCTTCGGAGGCTGGGGCGGTATAGGTGGCTTGGTTAGAATAGGAGGTGCCAGAGCCGTCTGGTTCGGTATTCCAGCCGGTGAAGACATAATCTGTGCGGGTGAAGGTGTTAGCCGTAAGGTTCGCACTTTGCCCTGCGTCAATTTTTTGCATATTCATAGCCCCGGTGCCACCATTAGCGTTGAAGCTAATCGTCACCCCCGGTTTCGCCTTCACGCAACGCACTGAGTACCCGTAGTAGCGACTGTTGCTGCTGCCTGAGCGCAGACCATCGCTAGTACTGTAGTAGAGGTTGTAGCGACGGGTGGTATTGCTCGCGGTAGAAGACCACCAGTACCCAATAGTGTTAGGATCGCCAAGGGGACCACTTGCGCTCATACCGCCGGAGGCAACAACATTAAAAGAAGTCGGATAATTAGTGACCCATGTTTGCCAAATACCGTTAGTTAAGGCATCCCTTTGTTCGTAAGCGGTTGGCAATCTCCATCCTTTAGGACAGATGTCATAAGTTGCTTCAACGGTTGTGCTACCACAAATTGTTCCAGCCGTAGCAGCACAATAGTTATAATGGTTGCCGTAGTCCTCCCTGCCGGTTTCATGTATCCTGGCCTCTATGTAAGATTCGCCAATCTCAAAGCCATCAGTTGTCATAATATAATCAGAAGCGATATTAGTGTCTGCCGGGGTCATGACCTGCCCGGCATCTATCTTCAAATTCTGAGTCATAGTGCAGAGACCGTTGATATAACGAACAGTATATTCCTTGTTGTCACGCTTGTCCACAACGGTGGCTGGAGCATCTACTGCTTCGGTAGAACATTGTGCGTATGAATAATCTTGGATGTAAATTATTTGTTTCTTCCAAATTGCATAAAGGACAGTAATATTTTCGCTAGTTTGGTCTATGCCGTAGGTGTCTCCGGGTTGGAAAGTGGTGCCGGTGCAGGTGTCTGGATTGGTTGTCGTTGGAGCGGTTGTGCACCAACCTTTGAAATCATAACCTTCTCTTGCCGGAGTTTTATCAGATAATGTAATCTCGGTAGCGGAGGTGGTGCTGTTCTGTGAGGCAGGCATATTAGAAATCGTATCGGTTGTGTTTGCATCGTAGGTAATAACATAAGCAATTGGATTCGGGACGGCGGTAATGACGAAAGCGTTAGTGTAAGTGTTTGCCGCAGTGCCATAATCCGCACGAAGACCGAGGGAGATAGTATAGTTGTTTGCCGTAGTGTTAGCAACGCTAGTTGTATCGAGAGTGGAGGCAGTTGTGGTTGGAGCTGGGAGATAATTCGCGTTAGCTACCGAGTTAAACTTACTCGGTTTGTAGCCCCATTTACCGTTTAGGCTCGAAGTTGAAGAGAAATCTGCTTCCGAAACAGCAGAAGTTAAAGGCTCTAGGAAATATTTCTTTGTTGTATCATAAAGTTTACCGTCATTATTGCTACCAGAGATAGAGAGAGTGTAACCGGAGAAGTTGTTAGTAGTAACAGAAAAGTTAGCAGAGTTGTCCGTGGTGGAGGACGCAAAAGTGCCTTCCGTAGAGTTTACATCAAGTTCCACAGAAGCAGCAGAGCTAGAAACGTTCAAAGTGAGAGATGAACTCTGAACAGTTCCAGTTACTGCTTCTGTGGTTTGCTCGCTCTTACTGATTGGAAAAAGGCATGTAAGAGCGAGCAAAAGAAATGTAAAGGCGGACAATAATCCGGTCTTGTTGATATTGCGATTATGTTTAATATATGTATTGGCCTTCATGTTTACCTCTGCTTATTACCTCTCTTGTTATTAGCTCGGGGTGCCTACTAACAAAAATAGCACCACGAGGGTGCAATAATCAAACGTATATACCAACATAATTGCTATAACACGTAAATGACTTTCCTCATGGCGCCATTTCTGCGTGCTATAACAATTCGATATACGAATCGATTGTCAATAAATATACGTTTAATTATTGCACTTTAATTATACCACAAAAAAGCATTTTACAAGGATTTTTGCGGACTTTTTGCTCATTTTCGTGCCGCCATGTTATTATGAGTATGATGGGCATCAAAAAGCACAACTATAAAAATTCGCACAATCGCCGGTATGAACACAGCGAACGTGCGATGCAAAGCGCAATTCTGAAACTACTGAAGCGGCATCGCGGGAGGATTACGGCGCGGCAGGTAGCAAAGGCGGCGGGGCTGTCCCGGCAGACAATTTACAACCACCACCCTAACATCAACCAAGCGATCAGTAATAATGAGGAGACGCTGCTACAAGAGTTTTCGTCCGGGCTGGACGACCAGCTCAAGCTCCTCTCCAGAACCACGGCCAATCCCAATGGCCGTATTTTTTATGCGATCCTCATTTTTATGACCCGGCACAAGGAAAACTTCTGCCAGATCTGCACAGACCGCAACAACCAAGGGCTGCTCTACAAAATTGTGGAGGCGGCGTACCCAAGACTGGAGATTACATGGCTGCCGATAGGGGTGCCAGCACCAGGGGCAGGCAGCGAGCGGGTCGAGGCGTACATTCATAAAAGCGTCGGGATCATCCGCAGGTGGGGCGAAGATACGCACTGCGATGTCCGGCGGGGAGGCCGATACGTGAACAGCCTGCTCCAAGCGACAGCAGAGGCCGCGAGGAGCAGGCCGCAGTAAATTAAATGTTCTCGTTTTGTGGAGGCAAAGCAATGAGCCACCAATCAGTATCTTCGTCAGTAATTAGTTCCTGTAATTTTCGCCATCGTTCATTGTCATCGTCAATATCAGTCAGCCAAATATCAATCGCCGCACGCGCAGCTTCACATAGTGTTTCCTCTACTGGTTCTTCCATCACGCCGGTACATTCACTGCGATGAATGAGCCCCACAAAATATTTTTTGTCCCCCTTAGTGTATTGTTTCGGCGTTTGACAAGCCCGATATACGATATCGCAGTTAAGCATCACGGCCAGTTGTTCGCACACGATATCACGAGAGCTGTAGTCTGAAAACCTGGAAATATACCCTTGTTTTTCTAACTCGTGGCGAAGTTTGAAGAACTTTCTCGTGAAATCCTCATCGTTTAGCGACAGAACATCAATCAAAAGTGAGTCCATTTCCGGTCCAAACTTAAAATGGCATTCTACCCGTTCAAAATAATCATCACCTACGCATATCAGGGATTCAGATTTTTTGTTGCTATCGACTTTTTTCAATCCCAGTTTAATGCAGATTGAACGGAACAGTACCTCTCTGGCTGCCTCTTTGTTGTCAGCTTTACGATGCGCCGATGTTAATAATAATGGCGTAAAAAATTCACTATGCCACTTGAACTTTTCTTGAACGGTCATCTCGTCAAAGATAATTTCCCTTAAAAGCGGATGAGTATAGACATTCGTCTTATCCCACTCAATCAGGGAGCAAGATTTCAGTTTCTGAATGAGTTTGTTTCGGCTTATCGGGTCCCTTAAAGCGGGATGCAGGTAATCAGCGTCAACAACTCTGGCATCAATCATCTCAGAATCCGGCTCCTGTGTGGGGGCGTCTTGAAGCTGTATATTTCTTAGTTTCACATATCCGTTTCCCAGCTTTTCTTCAATAAGGTATTCTCTGATTTTATGCTGTTCATCAAGCAACCTTACTATCTCGCAACCGTCAAATGGATCATGGTAAACGTGGTCGTAATATGTTGTTTCCGGCTGTTCTTCAACTGCTTCAAGATAATCTTTTAGGGGGAGTGCATTAACATTCAAACTGGCAAGGCGGTGTAGAAAATCTACCGCCACAATATCGTCTTTCAACTTGTCCAAAGTGATATGGAATGCTTTACGGACAGTTTGTTCCGCAAGATCCCCGTCATCCTGATCGAACAGCAGCATACCTTTTTCTTCCCAAAGATCAAGATACTCCCGATAGGAACTACAATATTCCCGAATATAGGCCGCCGCATATTGTAATGCCAGCGGTAGATAACCAAGTTTCTCAGCCAGTTTATCTACATCACTATTCGCTTCAAAGCCCGAAACCTCCACAAGCAGCCGACCGGCCAGCTCGGGAGAAAATACGCCTACGGGTATCCGCGCAGCGCCCATGAAATCCTTGTTGCAGCGCGTGGTGATCAGGATATGGCCATTATTTTTTGGCAGATAACTTTCCAGCAGTTTTTTTGCTTTACCAGCCCCCTCATTGGCGCTGTCCAGATAGTCGGCATTGTCATAAATAAGGAGCCAGTCGTTCCGTTGCTCGAAGCAGGAAAGAAATGCGATACGGATGTCACTTTCATAATGCCATCCTATCCTTTGTAAAATGTTCGTACAACTCTCTCTTATTGACTCCGCATCAGACGCATCGATCCAAGCTGTAATACCATAAGCGAACTGATGAGTATAGGCGTACTGTTTCGCAATCTGCGTCTTTCCCACGCCAGCCGTACCATAAATAAGCTGCAGGTTCTTTTTCTTTTTGAAATTCTTCTCTATCTGTTTAAGGATGTCTTCTCGCCCTATAAATGTTGGATTTTTAAGGCCAAAATTGATGCCCCGCAGAGACTCGGTAATCAAATACGAGGGCTTCGGCAATTTCACCTGTAAACGATTTGAGCCAACTCGGGATTTCTCCAGATGTTCTCTTTTTGCATCCGCAAAATATTTCTCCGCCATCTCTCCTTTGGAGATATTCCCAAGAAAGAAAAGCTCCATTTCCCGATAATACTTATTTTCAGGCGGTGTTAAATCCCTATCGAGGTCATTCGGATCACGGGACGATGTCTCTTTCGCTTTTTTCTCGATGAAATTTGATTCCCGTATATATTTTAAACGCCGCTCGGTCAACTCCAACGCATCGTATCCTTCCAACAGCCCCAATGAACATAAAACGATGTCGGATTCCTCACCGATACCAAATCTGTCAAAAGTGAGTTTTATCAAAAGTGCTTTTGCAGCATCCGCAGTCATTGCTCTATAATTGACGTCTTTTTCGTCAAGAAGAATCTGCGCAGCCCCCAGCACATCCATTGTCTTTCGTGCATATTTAGCCAGAAACTCTTCAAACTCGCTACGCTCATCAGCCAATTCCACCGCCCCCTTTCACTCTATCATTATACTTGTTTTTGTAACCTTTTTCAACGAGGAGCAGGGGTGAGTATACGGTTCTTATGGTACTGAGTACATCAAGGTTTGGGAGGCCTAATTGGTAAGCAATAACCCCTAGCTCTCGTGCGTGAGCACGGGGGCTTTTCTTTTTTGGGGAGATTTCGACTTTTCACGACCTTTCCCGACTTTTTCGTTTTGGTGCATTCGGGTCTGATACACTGATCCCGACGTCAAAAAAACACAAGTCCTCGCGAGGCAGAAAGGATTTTAATCATGAGTACTTATCAAATGCAGACCGTTCCGTATGGCACCACGTATGCCGCCCCGGTATATCAGGACGAGCAATTAAATCAGGGCATTTCCAAACTGGCGGAGACCAGCCTGGCCTTGGCGGAGCACACGGCCCTTCAAGGACAGTTGTATGCGGCCCTCACCAAGCAGGTGATGAGCAACACTGCCGCCCTTGCCATGAGCGAGGACTATTTTTGCCAGGTCGCTCCCCGAGGGAGTGAGGAGTATAGGCTTATTGTCGAAACCTATGCAAAATTGGCACTGAAATATGTTTGGACGGGAGGTGAGCGGTGATGTATAGCAGCGTGCCGTATGATAAAGAGCTTCTTCTCTTTCTCGCCATTGTGATTATCCCCTTTGTCATCGTGGCTGTTTACGCACACCGTCAGGAGAAGAAAAAGATGCAAAGAAAAAAGGAACCGGCTGCCGCCATTCAGGTGGAGCCGCCTCAGAAGCCCGCCGAGATCGTGCCGCAGCCGGAAGATCCGAAGATCTCCGCCCTGCGTAGCGCCGCCTGGCAGAGCCTTCGGATCGATTTCATGGCGCTGGAGGCACAGCGGCAGATGGCCGAAATCGCCCGGCTCCACCGCACAGACGCCTCCACCCGGCGTAACCCGCAGAGCGATCCGTACTACCGGCGGGCGGAGTGGACGCAGGACGGTGAAGATTGGCGTCAGGACCGGTTTTGAACCGTTTCAGGCTGTTTCCGGTATTGAATCACAAAGATTTTGACAAAGTGTCCAATTCTTTTTGATTCCATCGGCGCGGATTTTCGTGCCTCATGGTATAAACGGGAAAACGCCCAATTACAAAACATTTTAGACAGGAGTTCAAATATATGGAAAAACACAAGATTGAGAGAACGGCCCCGGCGATCTGCCGGGTGCCTGAGAATATCCCAGATATCCAGAAGTTCAAATGCATAGTAGGAGATCCGGCATGGATGAAGAACCAAGCGTCTGCGGGCGGGTACGGCGGTGCGTTAAACCACTACGACCTCATGACGTTAGACCGCATCAAAAATATGCCTGTGGCAGACCTTGCGGATGAAGACGCCCACCTCTACCTGTGGGTGACCAATTCCAACATCGACGAGGGCCTCGAAGTCATCAAAGCCTGGGGTTTCCGCTACATCACCATGTTCCACTGGATCAAGCCCAAGCTGGGGGTAGGCAACTACCTCCGGAACGCCAGCGAGACCTGCCTGTTTGCCGTGCGGGGCAAACTGCCGCCGAAGTGCCGGACGCAGATCAACTGGCTCATCGGCTACCCCACAGCCCATTCTGAGAAACCGAGAGAATTTATCAGCATTGTAGAGCGTGTATCACCGGGGCCTTATCTGGAGCTGTTCTGCCGGAAGCGTCCGGCCAGTTCCGAGAAGTGGTACTGCTGGGGAAACGAGGTGCAGGCCAGTCATTATGAACCTGCCGGCGCGGACATCTTCATCCCCGGCTATCCTGTTCCCAAATACTCGTTTGAACATAACGACGAAACCACAGACCAGTCTATCGTCAAACCTGATGAGACCAAGGAGGAGGTGTGATGCATGAAATCCAGCAAAGAAAAGGACAAGAGCGACACGGATCGCGGCCTGTTCGGGAAACTCGTGGAGGGCGTAATTGTCTTCTGTATCTGCGTTTTTATCCTCAAAATCGCCATCGAGACCCTGATCTGCATCCGCGTCCCCTTGATTGTTATCGGAGTAACCGCCGCCATCATCGTCATTATCTATCGCACCTACAAATGGCGGAGGGACAGAGATGACTACTAAGGAGCTCGTCTGGCGGGAGGTCTCCCTCCAGCGCCCCTATGAGATGGAAACGCTGTTAGATATCCTCACTCACATCGCCGCGCTCACTTCCCGTGGGCCGGTGGTGTGGGAGGCCCGGTGCAAGGCTGGCCGGATGCGGTATCTTGTCGGGACGCCCAAGTGGTCTGTGGGCCGGGTGCAGGAGGTGTTCAAGGCCCACGCTAATGTCCAGTTCACCGAAAACGTCCAGCGGGAGCCAGTTGCGGAGGCGCGGAAGGTAAAAATCTCCAAGCCGGTGCTTTCCCTCAATACCGAGGTGTCCGCCGCTATGATCCGGGCCGCCCTCGCCGCCATGACGGGCGCCAAGTCTGACGCAGAATGTGTTGTACAAATCGTGCTGGGGGCAGCTTTCGCCCCCAGCACCACCCCTAAAAATCTGCCGGACCCCAACGCCACCTGGCTCCAGGCGATGCTCGGCAGCGTCCACAACGCCTCACCGGAACAGAGAAAGGCCGTCCGGGAAAAGGCGGAACAGTACACCTACGACGCCGTCATCCGCATCGGCATCTCCGGTGACCACACCACCACCCGGCTGCACAACATCATCTCCGCGCTCCGCACACTGGAGTCCGCCGGGGTACATATCCGCACGGACAAGGAACCGCCGGAGCATTTGAATGCCGCATCTCTGCCGTGGCGGATGCCGCTGAGGCTGTCCGTAAAAGAACTGGCCTGTTTTCTGCTGCTCCCCGCTGGGGAGGAGGAACTGCCGGGGACACCGGGGCTACATCCAAAATTGCTTCTGCCGCCGAAATGGTACAGAGAGCCGAAGTATGCTTCAGAAAATCGGTGCTTTGCTACTACGCTAGACACCAAACCGAGGTTGCTTAGTATCGCCCCTAAAGATGCTCTGGAGCACACGATTCTCCTCGGGCCTACCGGCAGCGGCAAAAGTACCGCCATGCAGCATTTGATTTTATCAGATATCCGCGCCGGACGCAGTGTCCTCGTCCTCGACCCCAAGGCCGATCTCGTGACAGACCTGCTCGAGCGTATCCCGGAGGAGCGCAAGGACGATGTGGTGGTCATAGACCCCTCCGATCCCTCGCCGGTAGGCTTCAACCCCTTGATGTACAACAAAGACCCCTCCCTTACGGCGGACGCCATCCTCGCGGTGTTCCAAGAATTGTTCGCCCAGAACTGGGGCATCCGGTCTGCCGATGTGCTCGGCGGCGCACTGCTCACGCTGGCACGGGTAAAGGAAGCAAATCTCTTATGGCTGCCCCAGCTACTTACAGATGAGCACTTCCGGCAAAAAATCGTCAGCCAAGTGAAAGACCCCATTGCCCTTGAACCCTTCTGGCGGCACTACGACGCGATGAGGGACTCAGAGCGGCGCACCGAAATCGCGCCGGTGTTGAACAAGCTGCGGCAGATCACCTACCGTCCGGGACTTCGCAATGTCCTTGGGCAGTCTGAGCCGAAGTTTTCTCTGGCGGACTTATTCCTGAAGCGACGGATCGTTTTAGTACCGCTGAACCGGGGCTTAATCGGGGCGGAGTCGGCTCGTTTGCTGGGCAGCCTTATCGTGGGCCTAACCTGGACGCTCGCCCTCTCACGGGCCAACGTCGCGCCGGAAAAGCGGCATATGGTTTCGGTCTATGTGGACGAGCTGCAGGACTACTTATCTCTGCCCACCTCTTTCTCGGACGCATTGGCACAGGCCAGAGGGCTGGGCGTGGCCTACACTGTGGCACATCAATACCGGGGCCAGCTCCCGCCGGACATCAAGGCCGGGATCGACGCCAACTGCCGCAACAAAATCATCTTCGGATTGAACAGCGATGACGCCAAAGATATGGCGGCCCAGGCCCCGGAGCTGCTCCCGCTGGACTTTATGACCCTGCCCCGCTACCAAATCTATACCAGCTTCCAATCCGGCGGCAGGAATACCGGCTGGATCAGCGGGCAGACCATGCCGCCCGCTCCGCCCATCCGGATGGCGGCGGAAATCAAGGCGGAGAGCATGAGGCGCTACGGCGTCCCCGCCGAGGAAACCGAGGCCGCCCTTATCCGCCTGATGGCCCGCCCCGAACCGGAACCAGATCCGGCAGTAACGGAAGCGCCTATCGGGCGCAGAAAGAAACTTTAACCTATGGAGAACACCATGAAAGAAAACCATAAAGCAAGCAAAAATCAACTGTCTACCCCTGTTTCCGACCCATCCAATCGCCCATCCCCCCGCCCGGAGTTCGGCGGCGAGGAAGTGGCGGAGGTGTCGGAGGCTTCTAAAACAAAGGGAGGCGGCTCTATCCCCTTACAGGGGATAGCATCCCACTCGGCGGCGGCCCGCCCCGTCAAGTCCAAGAACACCAAATTGACCCGCCAGCAACTGGAGGAAATCGAGACGCATTTGTCCGCCCGTGACCATGCCGTTTTGCAGGCTATCCGCAAATACCGCTTTCTCACCTCCACGCAGATTGGGCGGCTGTACATCACGGATTGCAGCACCAAGACCTCGCAGACCCGGCAGCAGAATCTTCTGCTCCAGCGGCTCGGCGGCCACGGTCTGATCCGTCCGCTGGAGCGTCGGGTAGGAGGTTACGGCGGCGGCTCCACGGTACAGGTCTGGCATCTCACCGAGGCTGGGCAGCGTTTGCTCACCCTGAACGATCCCGGCGCACAGCCCCGCAAGCGGTTCTCTGAACCGTCCGCAATGTTCCTGCACCATACCCTAGCCATTGCCGAATGCGCCATACAGCTTATCTGCCTCTGCCGGGACAGCGAAGACCTCTCCCTGGAACTGGTAGACGCAGAACCCTCCTGCTGGCGGAAGTACCGAGAGGACAACCGCACTTGTTACTTGAAGCCAGACCTCTTTGCGGTCACGAATTATGACGGCTACGAAGACCGGTGGTTCATTGAGATGGATCTGGGCAGTGAGTCCATGCCGCAGGTGCTGGAAAAATGCAATGCGTATCTCCGCTACTACTACACCGGGTTGGAACAGAAGGCTACCGAGATGTTCCCGCTGGTAGTATGGATTGTAAAGGACGGCCAGCGCAAGGAAAATCTAAAAACCTGCATCCGGGAAAACTTACAGGGACACCCCAAAATGTTCCTTGTGATTACCCCGGACGAGCTGGAGAAGATGCTCCGCCAGTTTATTGACGCCAAGGAACTATGCTGATGGAGGTTTGCGGTATGTAGGCGGCGGACTTTTCAGCCTGTCCGCTTACATACCTCAAGCCCTCGATTTCAAAAACAAACCAATCTGCCCCGCAAGGGGTACCAAGAATACAAAATTTAAACGAAAGGAGGTTCGTCGACAATGGACGCATATGACCTGATTGGGCAAAAGGTCGCAAACAATGGTTCAGAGCTGAGAGAAGTTCTGGAAGCACATTACCAAATCACAGGCATTACTCATATTGGGAACTTTGTGTTCCGCGCAGACAGGAGGGACATCGCACCACTGCTTATTACGACTAAACCAGTAGATCTGGGGATGAGGACGCTCCGTATCACAGACATCCAAGAATCAGACTGATAAGGAGGAAATCGGAAATGAGCAAAACTTTACGTGTGAAACAGAAAGCAGAGGCTCTAAAACGGATGCGGCTGATTGGGCTGCGAGAAGATTTTGTAAGTCTTTTCGAAAAGGACGGTAAGGTGAGTATTTGTACTTTCCAAGAAACGTTCCCGGAGCCTACAGAAAAGGATGCGAAGATGATCCGGCAGTTTGAGCAAGAGTACGATGCGCTGGTTTATCTGATCCTGCGCGTCCACACGATTAAGGGCGATCTGGACTCTCTACTCTATGTGGGGCGATATACCGAGGAATGGCCGATGCATTTGGCAGACCTAGAAGCAGGCTATCCGCTCTCGTATACCGTAAACCACTACGACGAAGAACTGTCCGAGTTTGGTAGCATTCAGATCGCGAAAACGGATCAAGGTGGCATCATCCGTGTAGGCTAAAGAACAGCTACCCGTATATCTGCTATTCCCTACATACCTGAAGGAGGATTTCGTTATGACAGAGAAAATCAAAGAGCAGATTATGGCGATCCGCGACAGCGGCGAAACCAATATGCTCGACACCCGCATGGTACAGTACATCGCCAACCGCGAGGGCTACTACGAATTGGTCATCTACCTGGAGGAACACAGTAAGGAGTATTGGCACTTTATCATGACCGGTTCTGAAAGATGAGAATGGTAATTTTGAGAACACACAAATGATGCAAAATGGAGGTCGAAAGTTATGATTATCAATTTTAATGTCACAGGAAAAGATCGCAAGGCACTGGCACAAGTACTCGCGGAGATTACATTCTCCGAAATGGTCTATACTGGAGCGCCAACCTTTGCCTATCAGGTGGGTGATTACACCATTGATAAAAATGGGGAAATCTCTTACCCGGATACGTTGGAGCAAGAGGCGGTTGCCCTAATCGTTGAAAAACTCAAGGCGCAAGGTTTCACCCCGGAGATCGAGGTTAATGCGGATATTCCCGAAAAGAATGATCCTGCCGAAATCCCCGCAGAAACGCCCGATGTCGTGCCGGAAACTACGTCTGATAACCAACTCGGGACGGAGGCAACGGAGGGCGCAGAGGGCGCGGTAATGCCCGAAGTGGGTCGAGAAAACGAGATGACTCCCGCCGATACCCCGGAGGAATCCGAAGAGTCTGCCGACTCAGGCAACGACGCTAAGGAGGACATCTCCACAGTTACCCAGGTGGACGGTGCCAAATTCACCGTCAGCGTCCCGCGCAAAACCCTCACGAACGATGCACTGGAACGTCTAAAGATGATTGTTGCCAACAAGGAGGTACTGTTCAAACGTGCTGTGGTTGCCGATGATCTGCCCATTTGGGTAACTGAGGAAGAGATTTCTTTCCCGTGGTTTACCCTAACGGGCATGGACGGCGAAGCGGCTGCCTACACGCAGTTCATCACTGCTCTTTGTCAGATGGCAAGTGAACAGACTCGCATCCTTAACAAGCCATATGACGGCGACAACGACCGCTTTGCTATGCGTATCTTTATGGTGCGCTTGGGGATGAAAGGTGCTCAATATGCGCTAGTGAGGAAGCTGATGATGAAGCATCTTATCGGCAACAGCGCATGGAAGAATGGCGCACCACCGACGCCACCGCGAACCGCCGTATATATGCGGGTGGGCAATGCTTCCCAAATCTCAAAACCTGAACCGGAGGAGATGTCTGAATGAACGGTTTTCCAAGCAAAGAAACAGTGGAACGTCTGCGGAAGACGTATCCCCAAGGCACACGGGTGGAGCTCATCTCCATGAGCGACCCTTATACCAAGCTGAAGCCCAGAGACCGGGGGACAGTCTCGTTTGTGGATGACATCGGTACGGTGTTCGTCCGCTGGGACTGCGGCTCCGGCCTCGGCATCGCCTATGGTGAAGATCACATCCGCAAAGTTTAACGTACATTATTATCCCCAGCCTGTTATGGGCTGGGGATTTCTAAAAAGGAGGTTTGATTTTATGACAGCAAGGCAGTTGGAACAGATCGCCGCCCTTCGGCAGCAAAATTATCCGTACAGCTTTATTGGGCGGGAACTTGGGATATCTCAAAATACCGTAAAGTCTATTTGCAGGCGCAAAGGATTTGCGGTTGTTGGCGCACGGAAGACGAAGGCTGAGAAATTGAACGCGCCGATCTGCCGGAATTGCCATAAACCATTGCAGGAGACGGTACGGCATGGAGCGTTGTTTTGCTCTGATTATTGCCGCACAAAATGGCGCAGAGATAACCGGGAAATTATCGAGATTGAACCTTGACTCTTTCGGGCAAGAGAGTGATGAATGGTGTTAGGAGGTAAAAATGTTACATATTGAAGAGATACCGGCAAAGCCGAAAGAACAAAAGACGATCCGTGTGGCGGCATATGCCCGCGTTTCATCGGACAAAGATGCCGCGTTCCATTCACTGGAAGCGCAGACGGAATATTACGAGCAGTATGTCGCCGCCCATCCGGGCTGGCAGCTTGTTGGGATTTACTCGGATAACGGGATATCTGGGACAACCATCAATCGCCCGGAGTTTCAGCGTATGCTGCAGGACTGCCGGGATGGAAAGATCGACCTTGTGGTCACCAAATCCATTACCCGGTTTGCCCGGAACACGGTGATCTTGTTGGAAACCATCCGTGAACTGAAGCGGCTGGGTGTGGATACCTATTTCGAGAAAGAGGATATGCACTCCATCAGCCCGGACGGTGAACTGCTGGTCACGCTTCTGGCGATGTACGCTGAAGAAGAAGCCCGTTCCGCCAGTGAAAACCAAAAATGGCGCATCCAGAAACTCTACGATCAAGGCAAACCCGCTGGAGGCCATGCTTTCGGATATCGTTTGGTGGATGAAAGATTTGAGATTGTACCGGAGGAAGCGGAGATCGTAAAAGAGATTTTTCATCTGTACCTTTCCGGGATGGGCTACGGTAAAATTGCCAGAACGCTCATTGAAAGAGACGTTTCAGCCCGCTTTGGCGGTACCTGGTCCAATACATCCGTAAGAGATATTCTTAGCAACGAAAAGTATACCGGTGATCTGCTTCTACAAAAGACGTTTCGGGAGGATTTCCGGACCAAAAAGAAGCGAAGAAATACCGGTGAACTTCGCAAAGTCTACGTCAAGAACAGTCATGATGCGATTATAGACAGGCAGACCTTTGAGGCCGTACAGGCTGAGATCAAGCGCCGCAGTATCCGGCAAACGGAAATCATGGCGCACAGAAATGCCGCGCATGAAAACAGCGCCAAGCTGTTTACCGGATTGATCCAATGCGGCTGCTGTAAAAGCGCATACATCAGAAAGTATACAAACGCTAAAAGCGGAGATCAGCCGATCTGGATATGCAGCCAAGCGTTCAAGTACGGAAAGGCGGCTTGCCTCTCCCAGAGGATATCCGAGGCTGTCCTGATCGAGAAAACCAAGGAAGTCCTAGGCATTGATGAACTGGACAGAACGACGATAACAGACAGGATCTCTCAGATCATTGTTCCCGAACATCATCACCTGCTCTATAAGTTCACAGACGGTTCTACCGCCGATGTATGCTGGCAGCATCCCTCCCGCCGCTTGAGTTGGACGTCAGAGATGCGTGAGGCGGCACGGCAAAAAGCCTTAAATCAACAGAAGAAGGGAGGAAAATAATATGCCGGAAATAGAATTTATCGCCGCAACGAAAACACTCCAGCAGCAACCGTTTTCTTCGGCAACCCGCAAGAAGAGAGTTGCCGCTTATGCCCGTGTTTCTACGGAGCAGGACGAACAGCAATCCAGCTATGAGGCACAGGTGGATTTCTACACCCGTCATATTCAAAGCAACCCAGACTGGGAGTTCGTATCTGTATTTGCGGACGAAGGCATCACTGGGACGAATACGAAGAAGCGGGACGGCTTTAATCTAATGATTCAGAAAGCCCTGAACGGTGAGATTGATTTAATTCTCACTAAATCCATCTCCCGTTTTGCCCGGAACACAGTGGATACCCTGCAAACGGTGCGGGAACTCAAAGCCGCCGGTGTGGAGGTGATTTTTGAAAAAGAAAACTTACATACCTTTGACTCCAAATGCGAGGTGATGCTCACCATTATGAGCTCGCTGGCGCAGGAGGAAAGCCGTTCCATCAGTGAAAACGTCCGCTGGGGACAACAAAAAAGCATGAGGGACGGCAATGTCCATCTTGCCTATTCCCACTTCTTAGGTTATAGCAAGGGGGCAGACGGCAGACCTGAGATTGTTGAGGAAGAGGCAGTTATCATCCGGAAAATTTACGATCTTTTCCTATCTGGAAAGACCATCAATGAGATTGCCTCAATCCTTACAGAAATGGGCATCCCAACGCCAGCAGGTAAGGCGAAATGGCGTGTCAGCACTGTCCGAAGTATTCTCAGTAACGAAAAATACAAGGGCGAAGCATTGCTCCAGAAAACCTTTACCGTGGATTATCTCACCAAAGAGGTAAGAAAGAATAACGGCGAGGTGCCATCTGTCCGCGTGCGTAATTCACATGAGGCAATCATAGAGCCGGAAGTCTTCGATAAGGTCCAAAAGTTGTTGGCAGAATACTCAAAGCGCCGGGCTAAAGTGCGTACCAAACACCCGTTTGCCGGTAAAATCATCTGTGGTGATTGCGGCGAGTTCTATGGCCACAAAGTCTGGCGTCTGCGCAGTACCGGCGAACGCTACAATGTTTGGTACTGCAACCACAAATACGATGGCAACGAGACTTGCGACTCTCCCAGGCTTCGGGAAACCGAGGTCAAGGAAGCATTTGAGAAAATGCTGCAAAACTGCGGTGATTTGAACCCCATCTATACCGATGAGCGATGGAATGAGCTTATTCAATCCGTCAAGGTATATAAGGGCAATCATCTCATTTTCACCCTAACGAGTGGTGAGATAGTAAAAATCACCCTCTAAAATTCGTCCAGCCATTGGACTAGCACATTACACCCAACGCCGCAGGGCAACCTGCGGCGCTTTTCTGTCACAAAAAATTATCCGTGTCACTTTTGAAAAAAACGGTGCAAAAAAATTATTCGTGTCAAAACTGGTCCAAAGTATTCCTCTCACAAAAAAGGCAAAAATATCCCGTCATCAAAACTGGTGCATCTGGGCATAGTGACTGGAAACAAAAGTGTCCTGAAATGAGCATTAAAAAGCGGGACACCCCCGTTATTCACGGGGATGTCCCATAATTTTGCGTCGCTATGCGATATCCATAGACGACGTCTTAATGTGGTGGACCCGAACGGGATCGAACCGTCGACCTTACGGATGCGAACCGTACGCTCTCCCAGCTGAGCTACGGGCCCAAAAACAGCCTGGACAAACAGCCCAGAATATACCGCTTAGCAGATAGCGCTTGACGGCAAATGATATTATACCATATTTTTTTTCGTTGTAAAGGGCGATTTTTTCAAAAACGGAAAAATTTCAGTTGCCAACCAGGCTTGAATATAGTAGAATGGGAAAGCTATCAAGTGAATCCTCCGCATGCAGCTGCGGAGCCGGTCTCGCGCAATGGATGCCCGTGAACCATGTCAGGCGGGGAACCGAGCAGCATTAAGCGGGATGTTCCATGTGCCGCGAGGGTGCCGGTTCCGCAGCTGCATACGGAGGATCTTTTTTGTGGAAGGGAGGCTGCCGTCTTTGTATCAGGCACTGTATCGCAAGTGGCGGCCCAAGACGTTTTCCGACGTCATCGGCCAGGAACACATTACGGAGACCCTGAAGAAACAGGTGGCGGAGGGCCGCACTTCCCACGCATACCTGTTTACCGGTACCCGGGGCACCGGCAAGACGACCTGTGCCAAAATCCTGGCCAAGGCGGTAAACTGCGAGCATCCAGTGAACGGGGATCCCTGCAACGCCTGCCCGTCTTGCCTGGGTATCGACAACGGGAGCTTTCTGGATGTACTGGAGCTGGACGCTGCCTCCAACAACGGTGTTGACCAGGTGCGGGCCCTGCGGGACGAGGCCATCTATGCCCCGGCCAATGTGAAAAAGCGGGTGTATATCGTCGATGAGGTCCACATGCTCTCTACGCCGGCCTTCAACGCCCTGCTGAAGATCCTGGAGGAGCCTCCGGAGCACCTGCTCTTCATCCTGGCCACCACGGAACTGCACAAGGTTCCCGCCACCATCCTCTCCCGGTGCCAGCGCTTTTCTTTCAAACGCATCGCCCCGGCGGATGTGGCCCGGCGGCTCACCTATGTGGCCGGACAGGAGGGCATCGATCTGACACCGGACGGTGCGGAGCTTTTGAGCCGTCTGGCGGACGGCGCCCTGCGGGATGGGCTGAGCCTGCTGGATCAGTGTGCAGCCGCCGGCGGCAAAGTGGACAGCAGCGCGGTGTTGGACATGCTGGGCCTGGCGGGAAATCTCCAGACAGCCAAGCTGATGGAAGCTGTTTTACAGCGGGACGCCGGCCAGGCGCTGACGCTGCTGGATCAGCTCTATAACGGCGGGCGGGATGTGGGAGCCCTTCTCTCGGAGCTTTCCACCCTGGTGCGGGATCTGCTGCTGCGGCGGACAGCCCCGGCAGGCGGCGCGGCCCTCCTGTCCGGCGGGTATGACGAGGCTACGTTGGATCGGCTGGAGCGGGATGTCTCCACCACCCGGCTTTTGTATCTTGCCACGACCCTTCAGGCAGCCTCCGGTGACTTGGCATACAGTACCAACCGCCGTACAGACGCGGAACTGTGCCTGCTGCGGCTTTGTGATGAATCCCTCTGCGGGGATGTGACGGCTCTGGCCGCCCGGCTGGAGCGGCTGGAGGAGAGCGTTGCCCGGGGTGCCGTGATCCGCTCCGGCGTCCAGACGGCGGCGGAAGGGCCTGCCCGGGAGTCCCGGCGGTCGGAAGCCGCTGCCAAACCGGAAGCGCCTGCGCCGCAGCAGCCAGACCCGGTGGTTCAGCCGGAGGATGCGCCGCCCTGGGAGGAACCGCCGCTGCCGGAGGAACCCCCGGAGCGGGAAGCGCCCGGCGAGCGGATCTTCGATGTGCCGGAGGATGCGGCCCCAACGGTATCGGCCCCTCCGGCAGGGTCCCGGACAAAACCGGCTGCCGGCGCCGCCCCTGCCGCGCCGGCAGGCGGCGTTACCGATCCTGGTTGGTGGCGCGCCCTGGCAGAGAGCTGCAAGGGACGGCTGCCCCCCATGTACCGGGCCTTTTTGGATATGTGCACCGGCGTGTTGGCAGGAGATATACTGACGGTGTACGCCCCGGATGACATCACGCTGGGTCGGTTGGACAATGACCGGGTGCGGGGCATCCTGGCGGAAGCCGTGGCCCAGGAGGCCGGGCAGACCGTGCGGCTGATGCTGCGGGTGGGGGAGCCCCCTCAGGCCCAGCCGGTGGACAATTTGCAGAACCTGCTGAAATTCGGCAGTCAGTTTGACAACATACAGATTAAATAA